GTAAGTGCTATAACATGGAATCCGATTCCGCCAGGTGTGAATCAGATTTGGGTTCCTATAGACCCAAACAACCCTTAGGAGAATTATGGCATCAAGTACATCAAGTGATTTAAAACTAGAATTGATAACAACAGGTGAAAAAGCAGGTACCTGGGGTACTATTACCAATACAAATTTACAGATATTAGAACAGGCAGCATCAGGGTATTTTACCCAAAGCATAGCCTCCTCTGATCTTGCATTATCTCTTTCAACATTTGCTGTATCAAACGGCAAGAACCTATACTACAAATTCACAGGAAGTTTAGCAGCTAACAGAACAGTTACTATGCCAGATAGTGCTGAGAGAGTTTTTATAATAGAGGATGCGACTACAAGAAATTCATCTACAAGTTCATTTACATTAACAGTTAAAACAGTATCTGGAACAGGGGTGACTATACCTGTGGGTGCTAAAATGGTTTTATATTCTGATGGAACTAACATCAGTTCAGGTCCGATAACCAAGGGTTATTATACAATACCAGGTGCTTACACGGCAGTTAATGGTGATCAATTATTAATCAATACTTCTGGATCTGGTGGAGGTCTAAATGCTCCTGTCACAGTGACATTACCAGCTTCACCTGCCATAGGTAATGAGGTTACATTCATAGACAGTGGAAATAGTTTTGGATCCAACAATCTAACGATCAATAGAAATAGTCAACCTATTTTAGGAAATGCCGCTAATCTAACAGTATCAGCAAACGGTGCAGCATTTACATTGGTATATGTTAACGCAACAAGAGGCTGGGCTTACAAAGATAACATATAGGAGCGCGGACCATGGCTCTAATTGATTTTAAAGTCCTACCCGGAATAGACAAACAAACCACAGGATCTGGTGCGGAAAACAGATGGGTCGATTGTGACAACGTTCGTTTTAGATACAATTTACCAGAAAAAGTTGGTGGCTGGTCTTCACTAGTCACAGATACTATTGTTAGTGTTGCAAGACGTCAGTTTGCTTTCGTGGATCTATCTGGAAATAGATATGTTGCCATAGGAACAGATAAATTTTTACTTCTATATTTTGAAGGTCAACTTCATGATATCACACCAGTTAAATCTACGATAAGTAGTGTTGTGATGTCAGCTCAAGATGCAACAAAAGAAGTATCTCTAACATTTTCCTCGGCACACAATCTACAATCAGGAGATATTATTTTATTAGATAACGTGACCGTACCAAGTGGTATTGGTCTAACTGACGCTGCTTTTGAGGATAAACTATTTCAGGTCACAAAAGTTACATCATCTTTGATTGCTATCGTAACAGGGTCACAGACAACAACAGGTGCTGCGGGAGGTGGAGCGTGTGATGTGATTCCTTATGAACCTGTAGGTCCTGCTGCACAATCTTATGGTTATGGTTGGGGTATATCAGAATGGGATGGTATAGTCTCAGGTGCTTTACAGACAACATTGAATGGAACACTTGCTGATAACACTAGCGGTACGTCAGGATCTAATATAGCTTTGACATCCGCTACTGGTTTTCCTACATCAGGTAGGGTACAGATAGGTACAGAATTAATCTCTTATTCAGGTGTATCAGGTAATAATCTAACAGGTATTGTAAGAGCAGTTAATGGTTCGACAAGAGCCGCACACTCAAGTGGTGCAACTGTAACCAATGCTGCAGACTTCGTTGATTGGGGTGAGGCCTCTTCTGCATCAGAGGTGAGCCTTGAACCTGGACTTTGGTCATTAAGTAATTTTGGTCAGGTCTTAGTTGCAACAATTGCGAATGGTAAAACTTTCACATGGAACGCTGGAGATGCTGCAAGATTAACAACCAGAGCATCAACATCCACATCTGGTTTTTCTACATCAGCTAACCCGACAGCAACAAGAGTCACACTAGTATCACCTACAACACGTCACTTGATTCATTTAGGTACAGAAACAACCATAGGAAATACCGCAACTCAAGATGACATGTTTATAAGATTTTCAGATCAAGAAGATATAAATGATTATACACCAACAGCAATTAACACTGCAGGCACTCAAAGATTACAGGATGGTACAAAAATCATGGGTGCTTTAAAAGGTAAAGAATCTATTTTAGTTTGGACTGATAATGCATTGTATACGATGAAGTTTATCGGTGCACCTTTTACTTTTGGATTTGAACAGGTCGGTACCAACTGTGGATTGATAGGTAAAAATGCGGTTGTAGAGATAGACGGTAATGCTTTTTGGATGAGTCCAAATGGTTTTTTTATGTTTGATGGTACGGTTAAATCACTGCCATGCTCTGTTGAGGATTATGTTTATGATCAAGCGGATACTACAAAAGGTCAACAGATATATGCAGGTTTAAATAATCAGTTTACGGAGGTTATATGGTACTATCCATCAACTAACTCTGCTTATAACGATCAGTATGTCGTATTTAATTATGGTCAACAAATGAGAGGCGGTGTCTGGTATATCGGAACAGAATCAAGAACTTCTTGGATTGACGGAACAGTTTATCCAAAACCTTTTGCAACTAAATTTAATGCCTCAGCATCAGGTAGTTTTCCTGAGGTTATTGGTGAAGATGGTTTAGGTCAAACAACCTTATTTGAACATGAGATCGGAACCGATCAGGTCAATGCAGACGGTAGCACAACCACAGTTACATCTTTTGTAAAATCATATGACTTTGATCTACAATCAAGACAAAAAGATGCGCAAGGTAGATCAAGTGGTCCTTCAGTTGCGGGAGAGGTATTTTTAGCTATGAGAAGATTTGTTCCTGACTTTAAAGACCTACAGGGTAATGCAAAAGTAACATTGGCTGTTAAACGTTATCCACAACAATCAGAGACACAGACAACTCTAAGTCCTTTTACAATAAACTCATCTACAGATAAAAAAGATACAAGAGCCAGAGGAAGATATGTTAATATAAAAATAGAAAATACCAGTGTCAGTGAATCCTGGAGATTTGGAACTTTAAAAATAGACATACAACCGGATGGACGTAGATAATGGCTAAAGTAGTAGTAAGATTACCAGAACCAAAAGAGGAGTATGATTTTTCTAACCAGAAACAAATCAATAGAGCAATTACTTTAATTGTAGAACAATTAAATTCTACATTTTTAAACGAACAGAAACAAGATCAAGAAAGGTTTGCGTGGTTTAATGGCTAACATATACACAAATGCAAAGGTAGATCTAACTACCACTTCGGAAACAACTTTATATACGGCGCCTAGTAATTCTAGAGCGATTGTAAAATCTATTTTAGTATCAAACGATGCTGGAAGTGCAGCAACAATAACAGTGACATTGACTAATGCGGCAGGTGCTGTATTTAGTTTATTTAAGGTTAAGTCAATAGCTTCTAATACTGCAGAACAATTGCTAACAGAACCTTTGATATTATTGGAAAGTGAGATATTGAAAGTTACCGCATCTGATGCTAATGAGTTACATGTGGTAGCATCTTTATTAGAAATTAACAGAGATTAAGGAGAAAAGATGGCGTTCATAGAAGAAGGAGAAGTAGCATACACAATGATAAACGGTAAGAAAGTACCGGTTGTCAAGTGTGAGACAGAGGTGGTATTGAGAAATACCAAGACAAATAAAGAGTATAATTCAGATAAGGAAGCAGAGGATGATATTGCAAACCCATCTACTGATACCAAAAAAGAAGACGTTACCAGGTCTTTGAAGATAAAAGTAGCTGCAATGCCACCACTTGGTGCTGCATCTGATGATGAATAATATTGTAAACCAAGGTAAACTTATATAAAATAGAACAATGGCAATTACAAACGCACAACAATACCAACAACTTGTAAACAAACCAGCGAATGGTAAACGACCAGGTTATAGAGGACCAGGTGGTTATCAAGGTGGCAGAGGAGGTCCGACAGGACCAGGAGGTCAAAGTCCAGGACCAGGAGGTCAAAGAGGAGGAAGTAATACAGGGCCAGGAGGAAATAATAATAATAATACTGGTGGAAATGGTGGTAACAACTATCAAGATAGAATTCAAAGAATAGCAGAACAGAAAAAAAGAGAAAAAAAAGCAGCTGATGAAAGAGCAGCTAGAAATAGGGAAAACAAAAGAATAGCTACTGAAATTGAAAAGAAAAAACTAGCAAAAATCAAAGCTGAAAAAATAAAAAAAGACAGAGAAGAAAAAGAAGCAAAAGAAAAAGAAAAGAAAGTTAAAGAACTTTCTAAAAAAGGTTTTAGTTTAACAGATAAATTTGGTAATCTTTTTTCTTCTTTAAAAGAAAAAAATAAAAAATTTCAAAATAAAAAAAATGTAGATTTAGCTAACAAAAGAGCATTTCAAAAATATCGAGACATAGAACAATATGTAGATATGATGGATGATTATGGTTTATCGGCAGAAGAAATAGCTAAAGGTTTAGGAGTAGGTGCTGTAGATAAAGGATTAAAAGCATCTTTATTAGGTAAAGATAGTATTTATAAAGATGGTTTAGCTAACAAGTTTGAAGTAGCTTCTAATATGGCAGGATTAGATATCAACAAATTTCAAGATTTAGCACAAGGTAAAGAATTTTTAGGAAGTAATATTGGAACAGGTATAGAATCATTTAGACCAAATTTATATGATGTAAATTCTAAAATACCAAGTTATCAGGGTGCATTACTTAATCCTTTGTTTAATAAAATAAGACCAGATACACAAGTAACCGTATTAAATACTTTAAGAAAAGCAAGAGACTATAGAGATCTTGCAGGAACAGGTAATGTATCAAGAGAAGATTTAGATAATTTAAGAAATAGAGGCAAGACTCAAGAACAAATTAATATTATGGATGGTAATAATAGAGATGGAGGAGATAACTACGTTCCTCCAATTGTTCCAAAAAAATCAGACGATGATGACACAACATCTACAGAGGATCAGGATGCGCTTAACTATAGAATAATGGGTGGTGGATTTGATTTTAGTAATCTTGCGGACGGTGGACGTGCGGGGTTGATGGACGGTGGTATAATGCGTCTAGGTCTCAAAGATGGTGAGCTTGCATATGATGCAAGTGATGCATCGATATTTGGATCAAGTGCGATCAGCGTCACACCAGAGACCATGATGGATGGATTTGGAAACCAGGTACAAAAAGAAATGGGAAACACTTTTAACCCACCTCTGATAGAGGATGTCATACAAGAAAAATCCGTCATAGAAGACACCAATAAACTACCTCCTACTCTTACAAGCAACAACCCTTATGCAGGAGATATACGTGCTTTTAATCCAGGTGTTGCAGATGGTAATTTTGAATCTCTTAGAGAAAGAGATTTTTCAGACCCAACTATAAGAAACCAAGCAGATATAGCAGATCCTATCACAGGGAAAACCGTACCAAAAGATCTTATAAGTGGATTTCAAAGTTTTATTCAAAAGAGTGGTGCTATGAACAGACCTATGACAGGGGATGTTGTATCATATAGATTACCAGATGGCACAGTCCGACAGGGTAATTCTACTATGAGAGGTCTAATGGACCAATATCTAGAATCAATAGGTCAATCACCAACGACAGGTGTTCCTGCTTCTAGAGTCAATTTAAATCAGGACACAAGTCCTTTAATGAGAGCCGCGGCAGCAGATGGTGGTATGATGAGTCCCGTAGGAGGAATCATGGACCTTGAATCAGGAAGACAGATGTATGTTTTTGGTAAATTAGTCAAGAAAGTAACAAGAGCTGTTAAGAAAGTTGCTAAGTCTCCATTTGGTAAAGCTGCTTTATTGTATGGTTTAGGAGCCATGGGTGGATCTTTTGGTGCAGGAAAAGGATTTTTTAGTAAAGGTATGTTTAATCCTAGTAATATGATGAGAGGTTTAATAGGAGCAAAAGGAGCCGCAGGAACTCCCGGTATAGGTAGTATGAAAGGTCTACTTGGTAAGTTAGGCATTACAAAAGGCTTTGGAGGATTAAAACCTACTTTAGGAGGCGGCATAACTTTAGGTTTGGGAGTCCCTTTTGCATTAGACCTATTGGGTGTGGGTAAGGAAGAGGATAACGATGAGGCTTACCGACAATATGTAAAAGACATGAGTCTAAACATGGATGCAAAGAAAAGACCTTTTGATTTTTTAAATAGAAGAATAGCGGGTGGTGGATTTAAATTCGCTGCTGATGGTGGTATAATGAGAAATGGTTATGCAGAAGGATCAGAAGAACCGGTAGCCAAGAAGACAATGCCTCTATTAGATATGGATGGTATGGAAAAAGATTATAGAGAAGACGGCGGATTTGTGCCAATAGGTCGTATGGAAAGAGCGGACGATGTGCCTGCGAGATTATCAAAAAATGAGTTTGTATTTACGGCAGATGCTGTTAGAAATGCAGGTGATGGAGATATAGACAAGGGAGCAGAAGTCATGTATAATATGATGAAGAACCTCGAATCCGGAGGTGAAGTTTCAGAAGAATCGCAAGGATTAGATGGCGCTAGAGAAATGTTTCAAACATCCAAAAGACTAGAGGAAGTACTGTAATGTCAACACAAACAACGATAGCAAGACCAGCACCATTTGTAGAACAATTAGGAAAAGATTTAGCAACACAGACGCTTGCCCTACAGGGCGTACCGGTTGTATCAACAGGTATAGCGGGTATAAAACAAAGACCAGGTGAGACAGCAGAGGGTTTTAAAGCAAGACAGAATGCTGCAAGAGCATTTGAGGTAAGACAACAGAATCTAGCAGGACTTGCACCGCAGGTTGCTGCACAAGATAAATTACAAAGAGATGCGCAAGCATTAGCACAAAAAGGTGTTGGATCGTTTCAACCATTTTTACAACAGGCACAGGCATCAACAGGCCCACAGGCATTTCAACAATTTATGTCGCCATACCAAGCACAGGTCATGGACGCATCACTTGCAGAGTTTGATAGAAACGCTGCCATAAACCAACAAAAATTAAGAGACCAGGCTGTGGCTTCGGGAGCATTTGGTGGTGGACGTGAGGGTGTTGTACAATCAGAATATCAGGCAGGTTCTGATAGGAACAGAGCGGCACTACAGGCAGGATTATTACAGACAGGATTCAATCAAGCACAACAGGCTGCACAACAAAATTTTGCAAATCAAATGGGACTAGCTTCCGCATTACCTGGATTACAAAGAGCAGAT